AAGGAAAGATGGGCTGGCGAGGTTCCGGTTGAAGAACACCGGCACCGTGATCGGCTCACGGCGCAGCACGCCCATAATCCAGTTGTCGATGTCACGGTTGTGCACCGTGGCGTCGAACTCGTTGCGCATCAGTCCCGGCGGGCTGATGTCTCCGAGTTCGCCGACCTCGATGAACGCGCCGCCCGGCGTGGGCTGGAACGAGAGGACCGTTCCGTGGGAAGAGATTGCATCAGTAGCCATAGCTCAGCTCCTTGAGAACGCCGCTGCCGCGTTATGCGACCACGACGTTCTGGTTTCTAACACCCACCAGTGCGGCGTATGCCGCACGGCTCATCGCTTCTGCTGCTGCTGCTGATTGAGCGCGCACTACAACCTGCGCGCTCGGCCGTTCGTATGAGGGACCGCTAACGACGTTCTGCGTGCGGAGACCTTCCAGTCCGCCGGTGGCCACGATGTTGAGGTATGGCCCATTGCCCGGCGGGATCACCGCCTTGCTCGAGATGAAGATGTTGGTGCCGTAGACGCCGACACCGGCTGCCACCAGCACCGCGACCAGTTCCAAGAGGAACGTGGTTGACGGCACCTTGGTCGCCATGATGTTGAACGTCCACAGCGCCCGGCTCTGGCCGTCCAGCACGCCGGAGTCGAACGGCGGCTGCTGATCTCTGATGTCTAGATACCAAACGGTCGCCATTTTACAGCCTCTCCAAGTTCAAGTCGCGTGCTACTTCTGCGCCCAGCGTCGGCGCGGCCTTCATCAGCGGCCTCTCCAGATACTTTGGGCCGGTGCCGCTCGGCGAGAACTGAACAACCGTGCCCTGCCACGACGGCGGCGAATACTTCGACGGGTGCTCGTGCACCGCCAGCGCGTAGGCACTGGCCGCGTCGCCGTAGGAGAGCTCCACATACACCTTCCGGCCTTCATACACCGGCCGCCCTACCTTGCCGCTGCTCTTCAGCGCGCCGAGGTCAACGGGCACGTAGTGCTCCTTGGAGTCGGCCATGATCTTCTGCGCCTGCCGGTAGAGCGCAGCGCCGATCACGGTCGTGCCGAACTTGGTGGCGATGCGCCGCAGGTTGGCGGTCATGGCGTCGCCGCCTTTCATGCCGCTACCCGCCATCGCCGTCCTTCTGGCCGCTCTCGAACGCGGCCGCCACGCGCTGCGCGAACGCGGCCACCTCTGGGCTCTCGTCCTGCGCTGCTTCGCGCAGCACCTTGGCCAGCTCGTGGCGCGCGGCGGCCAGTATCTCCGGCACGCCGCGCACGTCCATCACGAGCTTGGCCTTGATCGTCATCCCAGCACCGGCTGCAGCACCGCGCCGCTGTTGCGCTTCATGGCCAGTGCCTCGTCGACGGCACGCAGCACCGCCTGCCCGATGTTCGGCCAGCGGTATTCGTCGCGGCCGACCAGCGTCAGGCCCAGCGCGCGCACGTCGCCGTAGAACTTGCGGTCGGTGTAGAGCGCGTGCAGCGCCTCCACGTTGGCACCGATGGACGGCACGCCGCCGAGCACCGCGATGCGCTGGCCGCCCGGCGGGACGTTGCTGTTGATGGTGCCAGCCACGTCGCAGCACGGCACCAGCACGGCCGCGTCTCGCGCCCAGTCGCCCAGCGCCGACCAGTCCGGTGCCACCACCGGCACGCCGCAGGCCATGGCCTCCATCACCGGCAACCCCCAGCCCTCGCCCTGCGTCGTGGTGAAGTAGACGTCCAGCGAGTTCATCACGCCAGCCTGCGCGCCGTCAGGCAGCGTGCGGTAGAGCGCCGGTGTCACCAGCAGCATGCGGTGCTCCAGCTTCTCGTAGCGCATCAGGCTGGCCACGTCGTAGGCCGCCTCGCCGGTCGGCGCGGTCTGCACGTAGAGGTATGCGTCGCGCACGTCCTTGGTGTGCACCCACTCGGCAAAGTGGCGCACCGTGAGGTCAAGCCGCTTGCGCGACTGGTTGCGCGCCACCACGCCGACGATGAACTTGTCGTGCACCTCTTCCGGCAGGCCGACGCTGGCGCGCGCGCGCCGCTTGTCCTCGACCGGCGAGAACATCTCGAGGTCGACGCCAAGCGGGATCACGCACGACGGGCCGGTGTAGCCGCCGATGCGCGCCTCCTGCTCGCTGGTCTTGGTCCACCAGATGGCCATGGCCAGCTCGTTCAGCTGGTCGCACTTGCAGTTCTTGCCGTCGATGGGCATGATGCCTACGACCGGCACCTTGCCCGCGTCCCGCAGCCACTGCTGCACGTGCCACGGATCGTGCTGCGCCACCACCACGTCAGGCTGCACGATGCGCAGCACCTCGGGCACGCCTTTGATAATGGGATACACCTCGTAGGGCACGGCCGTGCGGTCAAACGGGAAGCCGTCAAACGTGGTGCCGAGCGCGTGCACTTCGTATTCCGGGTGCAGCTGCTGCAGCACGTTGAACGCGGCGCGGCCGAATCCGGTCCACGGCGTGGTGGGGCTGTCGCCTATCCACAGGAGCCTGCGCCGCCGCTCGCTTACAGCCACGAGCCTGTGGCGAGGCGTGGCAGGCATTGCAGCCGGTGGCACCGCCACGCGGTGCGCCAGCGCGGAATCGGCCTTGCAGGCCGCCTCCAGCGCGCCCCAGTAGCCTCGCGCCAGCCGCTCCCAGTCGTAGCGGGCCTGCACCGCCTGCAGCTCGGACTCGTCCACCGGCTGCGGCTCTGCCGCCATGATGGCGGCCAGCGCCTGCACCAGCGGCTCGCCTTCGCACACCGGCAGGTAGACGGCGTGGTCTTGGTAGGCCATGCGGTTGTCCGGCGTGTCAAACGCCAGCGGGCGCGCGCCGCAGGCCAATCCCTCCAGCACCGGCAGCTCGAAGCCTTCGTAGTAGCGCAGGCCGCTTACCCACTTGGCGCGGCTGTAGAGCGCGGCCAGCTCGTTGTCGGTGAGGCTGTTGACGATGCTGCGGCCGGGCATGGCCGCATTCAGGCCAGCAACCTCCCATGGGCCGAGGTGCACGGTCGTCAGCCCGCACTTGAAGGCGGCGGCGGCAGGCTCCTGTATCGCCTCGCTGATGTTGCTGTGGCCGCTGGTGACGATGCCGACGTCGCGCGCCATGCCGTGCGGCCGGAACACGCCGAAGTCCACGCCGAACGGCGCGATGAACGGCACGGCCTTGCTGCACTTGGCCAGCGCACCGGCCACGTCCACCGGCGACCATACGGCCAGCGCCTTGGACCACAGCGCCTCCCAAGGGTTGAAGCCCAGCGGCACCACGATCGGCGCGCGCTCGCCTTGCTGGTGCTCGTAGCGGTGCGCGTGCTGCACCACCGCGTAGCGCGGAGCCTTGATGCCGGTGCGCGCGTCCAGCGTGCCTACCTGCAGCACCTGCACGTCGGCGCGGTCAGGTTCCTGCAGAACGACGGCCCACGGCGGCGCGGTGGCGGTGATGGCCTGCGCGATGCGCACCTGCTTCAGGCGGCGCACGTCTCGGTCGATGTAGAAGCTGATCATGCCGTCACCGCCTGCAGCGGCTTGGCTGCCAGCGCGCGGCCGATGGCGGCGGCCATGTCGGCACCGACCTGCTCCCAGCGGAACTCAGGCCGCGCCACCAGCTGCAGGCCTGCGTCCCGCTTCTGGCGGCGCAGGTCTTCGTCGTAGTAGAGCCGCTCCAGCGCCGCGCAGAACTCGCGGCGGTCGGCGATGCCGCCGATGGTGTTCGGTCCGTTGGGCGTGGCCGCGTAGGTGGTGCACGGCACCTGCACCGCCGCACCGGCGGTCCACTCTTCCAGCGCGCTCCACATCGGCACGACCTGCGGGATGCCGCACGCCATGCCTTCCATCTGCGGCAGGCCCCAGCCTTCGCCCATGGTGGTGGTGGCCATGATGTCGAACACGCTGTAGACGTTGGCCAGCAGCTGCTCGCTCAGGCCGCTGTTGTCGTTGGCCACGCCGGGCAGCAGCAGCTGCGAGGCGATGCCGTGATACTTGGCCAGCTGCTCAATGTCGAACGCCTGCTCGCCGGTTGGCGCGCGCTGTATCCACAGCGCCGCGTCCTTGCGGTTGTAGGTCTTGGTCCACTCGGCGAAGTATTCCACCAGCAGGTCCAGCCGCTTGCGGTGCTGGTTGCGGCCGACGTAGCCGACGATGAACGTGTCCGGCGGCAGGTTGTTCTGCGCCAGCACCTTGTCCAGCCCCCACTGCGCGCGCTGCGCGGCGCGGTCCACCGGCCTGAACACGTCAAGGTCAACGCCCAGCGGCACCACGTCAGTGTGCCCTGTGTAGCCACCGGCGCGCGCCTCTGCCTCTGCGAACTTGGTCCAAAAAATGGCGCCCTGCAGGCCCGGCCACCTGCCACCTTGCGCACCGCCTGACAGGCCCGGCGCGACCGCACGAGGCCCCGCGCTGTTCATCTTGGTGCCTGCGCAGTTCTTGCCGTCCACGGCCACGATGCCGACCACCGGCGCGGCGCTGCCGATGCGCTGCAGGTAGTGCGGGAAGTTCCACGGATCGTTCTGCACCACCACGACGTGCGGCTTGCTGCGCTCCAGCATGTCCTTCACGCGGCCAAGGCCGAGCATGTCGCCGCCTGCGCCTGCGCTGTAGAGCTTCCACGGCTGGCGCTGCACCTCGTGGCTGTCGCCTACGTAGCCGAGCGCCAGCACCGTGATGTCGTAGTCCGGCTCGAGCGCGGTGAGGTAGGCGTGCGCCGACTTGGCGAACCCCGTGTTCACTGCGCAGTCGCCGATGAATAGCATCCGCTTCTTAGGTTGCATCGTCTCTGTCCCTTCTGCTGCTGCTGCTTTCTGGTTGCTGCTTCTACTTCCCTGCCGGTGCGCGCCTGAGGTGCGGCTGCAGCGCCGGGTGCTGCTGCTCGAACGGCAGGTGCGCATACTTCGCGATCATGTTGTCCTTGGCGAGGTTGAACTTCCGGTGGTGCTCACGCACCTCGTCCTGCGTGGCCCACTCGTTGGTCTGGCTGCCCTTGTGCTGTATCTCGGCGTCAGAGGCGTTCTGCATGACGAAGTCGCCGCCACCGGCCACGAACAGGCGCGCGCGCATGTCGTAGTCAATGTCCTCCCAGTAGGCGTAGCCGGGCGAGATGGCCTCGTCGAACTTGCCGATCTTCGCCACGGCGCTGTCGCGCAGCAGGTAGCAGCTGAAGCCGTAGCCGAACACCAAGTCGCCCGGCGTGTTGCACATGGCCGCCAGCGCGCCGCTGCCGAACACGATGTCGTCGTTGGTGATGATGCGTTCCTCCGGCAGGTTGTCCACCAGCCAGTTCCACGACGCGGCCACGCCGAGCGGCGCGTCAGGCTCGCACACGTCCACCGGGAACGGCAGGCCTTCGATGGCCTCGTGCACCTTGTGGTGCTGCTTGCCGTTGTCGACGATCACTACCTTGGCTGGCATCACGGTGCCTGCGGCGGCCGACAGCAGCATCAGCCGCAGTAGGTCGTAGCGTCTCAGCACCGGGACTCCGATATGCACTTGCTTCATGGCTGCTGCTCCTTATGTTGAGGTGTGCGGTCGGATCAGGACGGTCACGTCCTCGCACCAGACGAAGTCATCCGACGTGTAGCCTGCGCGCGCCGCGTAGGTCTCGAGGTAGGTGATGTCGCCGCCGTAGAACGAACCGAACTCGCCGTGGTTGTCCTTGTCGTTCGGCACCAGCGACATCGGCGTGCCGACGTTGCCGACCTCCACGGTCTTGTGCCGCCACAGCTCTTGCCCGTTGCGGTAGCGCATGCGGAAGATCACCGGCCGCTCGGGGTTGGCGCGCACCGCCGCGTCCATCAGCGCGCGATGGTTCGGCGCGTAGACGTCGTCGTCGTCGAGGTGCGCGATGTAGCGGCCGGTCGCGTAGGCCATGGCGTAGTTCCGCTCGGTGTGGCCCCAGTCGTTGCCAGCCGCGTGCGGCAGGTAGCGCACGCGCGGGTCGCCTAGTTGGATGTTCTCGCCGACCACGATCAGCTCGTCGCCCGGCCACAGCTGTATCGACCGCAGCGTGTTGTGCAGTGTCGGCCTGCCGCTGGTGGCCACGATGAAGGTGATGCCGTGCTTGGCGTCGAGCATCGGCGTCAGCTTGGCCACCGCGTCGTCCACCGCGCGCTCGTGGTGCGTCATGTGGTTGCCGGGAGCGCGGCGCGCGGCTTCGCCTTCAATGAACGTCTTGTCCGGTGCGTGGCCAGCCCAGTCGTGCTGGATTTCGACGTCCGGCAGCATGTGCTGGCGGCCGAGGCGGCCCATGACATCGCGCAGGTAGATGTCGCCCCAAAAGATGCGCGGGTCGTAGATGAACCCCAGCCGCTCGACCGCCGCTCGCGACACCACCGACAGCGGGTAGTGCGCAGCGTTGTGCGTCTGCACGCCGATGTTGAACAGGCCGTCCGGGTAGAGGTTGGCGGCGGCCAGCACCTTGGTCGCCCAGCCGTCGGTGACGAACACCATGTCGTCGTTGCCGAGCATCACCACGTCGCCGCCAGCCACCAGCGCCAGCTCGTTGAAGAAGGCTGGAAGGCTGCCGTAGCCGCCAAGGCGCGGCCCTACCACCATGCGCATGCCGTGCTCCTGCAGCAGCTGGCGCGTGTTGGCGTCGTCGTCGTCCACCCTGAACACCAGCTCCGACGCAGACTGGTCGCTGCCAGTCGTGCGCCGGTAGCTCTCGAGCATGGTGCGCAGGCGGTGCGTGCGGTGCCGCGTCGGCACCAGCACTGAGATCTTACTGAACATGCTTGTCATGCTCCTTCTGCAGTTGCGCGTGCACGGCAGCCGCCTGCTCGTCGGTCAGCGTGCCGTGGTGGTCGGCCACCAGCAGCGCCACGTTCTCGTCGAAGATGGCCTTGCACCGGCCGCACGCCAGCAGCTCGCGCAGCGCCTTGGGGTCCCATTCCACCTTCTCGCCGATCATGGCTAGTGCCCCGCGTAGCTGACGACGCTGGCCGCCGTGAGCGTGCCGTTGGCCGCCGCCTCGTCCTGCTGCTTGCGGATGCGCACGTCCTCGTCCCATTCGGCCTTCGCCCAGCCGTTGGCCACTTGGAAGTCGAACATCTCCTTCTTCACGCGGAACATTTCTTCCACGGTGACGCCGTCCGGCTGCACCAAGATCTCGTCGCGCGCCGAGAAGCCTACGATCCACTGGTTGTCGTAGTTGTAGTCGTGGATGGGGATGCCGCTCTCGCGCGGGTGCGTCCACCACCGGCTGCCGGGATACGGGATGCCGACGGCGAGGTTGCAGCTGTTCAGGTATGGCTTGACCTTCATCAGCCAGTCCTGCGTCTCCTTCATGGTGTCCAGCGTCTCACCGGCCATGCCGATGACGAGGAAGGCGATGGTGTAGAAGCCCTGCTCGCTGGCGCGGATGATGGCGTCGGTGTTCTGCTGCACCTTGGTGCCTTTTTGGTTGGCGTCGAGCACGCGCTGGCTGCCGCTCTCGATGCCGAAACAGGTCACCTTGCACGACATGCGGTGCAGGCTCTCGGCCACGTGGTCGTCCATGGTGTTCACGCGCGTGTGAATGCGCGCGGCGAAGGCGTTGCGGCCGAACGCGGCGTCGACGCTGTCGGCCAGCTCGCGCAGCTTGGTCTTGTGCAGCGTGTAGGTGTCGTCCTGGAACTTGAACATGCGCACGCCCTTGTCCATCACCTGCGCCATCTCGGCGATGATGTTGGCGGGCGAGCGGTAGCGCGGCTTCTGGCCGATCCACGGCGTGCTGCAGTAGGTGCACTTGTAGGGGCAGCCGCGCGTGCCGATGATGGACATCACCGCGCCGCTGGCGTCCGGGTGGAACTCGTTCGGGAAATACTTCTTCTTCATCACCGCGACGCCGTCGTTGTAGATGTGGTCCTGCGGCAGCAGGTCCCACGCCGGGAACGGGATAACGTCGAGGTCCATGGCGTCGGCCTTGTCGCCGTAGTAGAACGGCTGCAGCTTGCCGCTGTCCCAGTCGCTCAGCGCCTGCAGCGTGGCGACCTCGCCTTCCATAATCACCACCGTGTCGAACAGGCGGCGGCCGTCCGCGGCCTTGTAGTCGCGGCGCTGCGACAGGCGGCCCTTGTAGTGGTAGTGCTCCTGCCGCCCTGCGTCGTAGGTCTCCTGCGGCTCGTAGGACGGGTGCGGGCCACCGGCCACCAGCAGCGCGTCCGGGTTGCGGTCCTTGATGTAGGCCGCCAGCTCCAGCGCCTCGCCGAACTGCGGCGTGCAGAAGCCGAACATGTGCACGTCGCACTTCATGGCCTCGTCAGGCAGGTGGATGTTGCCTTCGTATCGCTTGTCCAGCATGGACGTCACCATGACTTCGTGCCCCTGCTCGCGCAGCAGGCCAGCGATGTAGAGCACGCCGAGCGGCACGTTGGTCTTGCTGTCGGCCAGCCACGGCGACGACGGCAGGATGCAGTTGATCTTCAGCCGCCTGCCTTCCTTGGCGAGGTTGCGGATCGGCAGGCCGCTGGTGGTGACGCTGGCGCAGCTGCCGGTGCCGCTCATCTGGTAGGCGCTGTTCAGCGCCGACACTGGAATGATCTTGCTCATAGGTTGGTGCCTTTCCGTTGTCACCTGCCGCTAGGCAGGAGTGGATGCCGCACGTTTGCGCATGCAGAGGTTGACGAACGAGTAGTTGTGCACGAAGTCGCCGCGATAGTCGAAGTCGGTAGCGCCAACGAACTCGAGGCCGAACCGCTCCGGCAGCGTGGCCACGTAGTCCGGCCGGTAGGGCGTCACCTGCAGGTGGCGCGACACGCTCTGCTCGAAGTGGTCGAGATCGCGGAAGTAGTCGCTGGTGATCATCAGCAGGCCGCCCGGCTTGGTGATGCGCACCATCTCGCGGAACGCCTTGTCGTGGTCGGCCACGTGCTCCACGCTGCTGATGCACAGCGTGACGTCAAACTTGTCGGTGGCGTCGCCCCAGCCCGGCGTGGCACCGGCGGACATGTCCATCATGTCAAGGTTCCAGTTGTGCAGCGACACGCCGTAGGCCGCGCGCTGCGCCGCCACCATCGGCTCGACGTCGCCGTATTGCATATTGTCGCTGCACACCAGCAGCGGATACAGCTTGGCGAGGAACGGGTCGAAGAAGCTGGCACCGGCACCGAGGTCAATCATCTCCGCGCCGCGCGGCACCTGCAGGTCGTGCAGCTGCTGCAGGACGCTGGCGTATTCCCAGAAGCGGTGCGGGTGCCACTCGCGGTGAGGCACCTTGCGCGCCACCATGTCGTCAAGGTGCGCGTGCAGCCGCGCGTCGTAGCTGGCCAGCATGCCGTAGTCGTCGGTGTGCAGGCTGCGGTTGTAAGGCCGGTTCACAGTGTCCTCCAGTTGCCAGCCTCAAAGAAGCCGTGCCAGCTGCTGTTCCCTTTGTGGAAGATGCTCGGCGCAATCGTTGGCGCGTCGACGTTGCCGTCCCAGTGCCAGTAGCCGTCCTGCTTCTCGCCGGTGCGAATGTAGATGTGGTCGTGCGTGGCGACGTAGCCGTGGCCGCCGCTGTTCAGCACGCCGTCCGGCGCGCGGTAGTAGAACAGCGCCACGCCCTGCGCGCGTGCCTGATCGTAGGGGTCAAGCTCAAGGCACCAGTCGCCTGCGTCTGTCACGTCGGCGGCGGTGTTGCGGCGGCGGCCCGGTGTGGCGCTCATCGGTAGGGGTGCTCCCCGTCGTAGCGTTTCCACAGGTCCTTGATGTCGATGCCGTGCTGCGCCAGCTGCGCGTTCGCCAGCGCGAGGTCGCGCGGCGCGCCGTGCATGGGGTGGTAGTAGAGCACCTCAGGGATGCGCACCATCTCGGTGCCAGCCTTGTGCAGCTTCCACTGGAAGTGGGTCTGCGCATGCCCCCACGCCGTAAGCGTCTCGTCAAGGCCGCCGACCTTCTCGAACGCCGCGCGCGTGGTGAGCCACACGCCGGTGTCGATGATGCTGTGCGCGGCCACCGCGCCCGCCATGGTGCGCAGCGCGGCGGCACCGGCCGTTCGCCACTGCGTGGCCTCCACCGCGTCGATGCCGTCGTGCAGCCAGTAGCAGTCGCCGGTGACGAACCCGTCCCAGCCTGCGTGACGGCTGGCCGCCTGCTGCAGGCACTGCACCACCATGCTCGAGTCGAGCAGGTAGTCGGCGCGCGTGAAGAGCACCCAGTTGGTCTTGGTGGCGCGCACCGCCGTGTTGGCAGACCAGCTGTGCGTCTTGGTCTCGTCGCCGTGCTTGTAGGACAGCAGCCGCACCGGCAGGCCGAGGCCAGCCTCGTTGATGCACGCCATGATTTCCGGCTGCGTGTCCGGCGTGTCGTTGTCCACGACCACCAGCTCTGCCACGTGGTGCAGGAACGCCTGCTGCCGCAGCGAGTGCAGCGAGGCGCGCAGGTGGTCGAGCGTCAGCGACTTGAAGTAGGTGAGCGCCACGGTGCAGGTCGGCATCATGGGAGGTAGATCTCCGCGCTGATGACGCCGGTCTCGTCCGACACAGGGTCGATGCGCAGCGCCTGTATCTCGGTGGTCAGCGGCGTGAACACCGCCGGGATGGTGAAGCGCATGACGGCAGGGTCGTGCGACACCAGCACGCCGTTGATCAGCACCAGCAGGCTGCTCACCACCTCCTGCCCGCTGGCGCTGCGCACCATGCGCGGGCCGCCTTCGTAGCGCGCCGGGATGTCCTGCGGCACACCGCTGGCGAACCACGTGCCGCTGCCGTCTACATAGCCCGGCTGTGCGTGGATGGTGCTGTCGAACAGGTGCGCAAGGTCCGACATGAATGACATCGCGTCACCATGCCTTCAGCAGCGCGGGGCGCGACAGGGAGTAGTGCGTGCACTTCTGCTTCAGCCCCGCGAGGTAGGAGTTGTAGGTCTCGATGGCGCTGCCGGTGCCGCCGCCGCCGTATTGGATGCGCAGCTTGCTGACCGCCTTCTCGACGTGGCCTGCGCTGCTGGCCGTCCAGCCTGCCGCCATCAGCTCGCCTGCCTGCGCGGCCGCGCAGTATTTAATGCCCTCGCCGGTCGCGCCGAGGTTGGTCACCTCGGTGATGATGGCTTCAATGGTGGCGTCAGCCAGCGCCTCGTCCAGCGGGTCGTTGTCGCCGATGAGCAGGCGCACCCAGTCCTTGTTGGTAGGCAGCGCGGGATCCCAGCTCACCGGCCACCTCGCATCTGCGCCGCGCGCGGCGTGGCCTGCCCGATGGTGTCGACGGTCTTGCCGCTGTCGCCCATCACAAACGCCTGCGCGCCGGACGGCACCTCAAGCGTCTTCTCGGTGCCGTCCCGCAGCTGCAGCAGCATGGTGACGCCACTGGGCGTCGGCCGCACCTTGTAGCCGACGCACTCGTGCATCTGGTGGCCAGCTACGTTCGGCAGGTGCACTCGGATGCTGAACATGGCGGTGCCTCCTACTTGGTGGTCGCGGTGTTCTTCTTGCCGCCGCCGGTGCGCGCCTTTGGCTTGCCTTCGGCCTTCGGCTTGGCCGCAGGCGCAGGCGGTGCCGCAGGCACCACCGCAGGCAGCGCAGGCGTGGCCGGTGCGGCCACAACGGGAGCCGGGGCCTGTGCCTTGGCGGCCGGTGGCACCGGCTGCGTGGCGGGCTTGCCTGCAGGCGGCTCAGGCGGTGCCAGCCGCTGGCCGTCCTTGTCGCCGAGCGGCTTGGGGCGGCCTGCCGCCGCTTGGTTGGCAGGTGTCGGTGCCGCGCCGCCGCTGGCCTTGCGCTGCTCGTAGGCGGCGATCTCGTTGTCGTTGGCCAGCCGCACGCTGTCGGTCCTGTGCTCGGCGTCTTCGATCGACATCTCAAGGATGTCGCCGGGACGCCGCACGACCAGCTCGCCGCCGGTGCGCACGGGGTTGCCGCTCTTGTCTTCGTGGCGGCCGAACTTGCCGTAGAGGATGATGTATTTAGGCATTGCCTGCTCCTGCTGCTTCTGTGGTTGGTGGGAACGTGTGGCCAGCAGGCGCGGCCGTTGTGGCGCGCCTGCTGGCCATGGTCACTAGACCGTGTTGCCGGTCACGATGCCCGACTGGCTGGTGTAGGTCGTCTTCACGCGCGGGATCATGCACGCGAGCACGATCCAGTTCATGCCGAGACCGCCGTCCTGGTCCCACGAAATGACCGTGGGCTCCTGCCCGGTGACGATGTCGACGACGTCCTTCGTCATCTGCACCAGCACCGTGCGGTTCGCAGGCAGCTGGTCGGCCACCTTGACCATCAGGTTGCGGCCGCCGAACGTCATCTGCTCGAGACGCTGGCGCACCGTGATCGGGAACGTGGTGACACCGTCGCTCCAGTTCTTGTTGAGCGCGATGTCGTAGGCGGTGTTGATGTAGAGGTTGTAGGGACCGTAGTGCTTGTCCGCCACAGCCAGCGCCACCATCGCCAGCACGTCGGTCAGGATCTCCTGCCCGGTCTTGCCAGCCGCGTCCCACGCCTCGCCGCCAGCATACTGGTAGGCGTTGGCGTTCGGCGCGTTCAGCAGCCCGTAGACCGTGCTGCCGAACACCGGCGTCGGGATGCCGTTGATCGTGGCATCCTCGATCGCCTCGTTGACGCGGCGCGTGGCCTGTTCAATCAACGTGGTGTCAAGCGGCAGGCCGCCACCGCGCTGGCTCGCGGCCAGCGTGCGGATGCCCAGCTCGAAGGTGTCCCACGTCAGGTAGACGGGGATGACGGTCGGCGTGCGGTCGACGATGAAGTTCTCGCCGCGTGCGCGCGGCTCCATCGTGCGCTTCGCACCACCGGCCTCGGACTGCATGTCCCACTGGAGCTGCGTGACGCCCCAGAAGGACTGGCCGATGTCGTAGGTGAGGCCAGCCGACAGGATGTCGGCGGTCACCTGCAGCCGGTCGAGGCCCACGCGGATGACGCTGTCGTCAATCAGCTTCTGGGCGTTCTCCGGCAGAGGACGCATGGCGCGGAACTGCGCGACGGTCAGCTTGCCTTCGACCAGCAGCCGCAGCGAGGGCGGCGCGCCAGCGGGCAGCGGCCCGTTGATGTTCATCAGGTTCCTTGACATTGGTCCTCCTTAGACCGCTTCGACGCGGATGCGCGCGTCGCCGGTGGATGCGTTGATGGCTTCAATGGCGCGCGCGAGCGGCACACCTGACGCAAGGGCGCGCAGGTTGCCGTCACCGGCCGACTCCAGCACCGCACCGTCAGCGACGTTTTGACCGGACGCCAGCCATGCGAGGCCAGCCGAACCGGCAGTGAAGATGCCTGCGAACATCAGGTCGTTGATGGCGTAGGCGTCGTCGATGGTCTTGTTCATTTCCGGCACGTTGAGTGCCAGCGTGAGCGGGCCAGCGACCGCTGCGGCCGCGTAGCCGTAGCTGCCGCCGCTGCGCGCGAGCGCCTTGCCGGGGGTTGCCGCCACAGCGGTGGCGATGTCGTTGACACGGTGGATCGTGCCCGCGAGGTGGATCACGTTGGCCGCGTAGTGCGTGATAGCCATGTGTTCAGTCTCCTCTTCGTCCTGCGCCTAGTTGGCCGCGCCGTTGCGCTTGGCCAGAGCGAGGCTCCAGGGCTTGGGAGGCTCCACGGCCTCCGTCGGTGCAGCAGTCTGCTGCTCGGCGCTGACGAACTCGACGTCCACCGGCGCGTCGATGTTCAGCAACGAGGCGAGGTCACGGAGCTGCTCCAGCTCCATGCCGTTGAGCCGCTGCTCGTTGTAGGTGGTCTGCGCGGTCTTCAGCTTGCCGACCAGCACGCGCTTCTTCGCGTCGCGCTCGGCCTTGCGCTCGGCCGCCATGGTGCGCAGCGAGCTGATCTCTTCCTCGGACACCTGCACGGTGCCGGGAGCAGGTTCCTGCGCGGCGGCAGGCTCCTTGGCCTTGGTCTCGGCGTCGGCGATGCGCTCCTCCGACAGCGTCTCGAGGAAGGCGCGGTCGCCTTCCACGAACGGCGAGCGCGCGTTCTCAATGAGCGCCGTGATGCGCTCGGCAGCTACTTTCATGTCCCGTCCTCCTGCGCCCGTGGCGCTCGTGTGACCGCCGCACTTGCACGCGCCGCGTGCTGCGGCTGGTGCTGGTGCGTCGGGTGCGCGGTATCCCGAGACCGGGACCCACTCCTCGCGGCGGCGCACTGGCACGCGCTCCTCCGCAAACGTGACCGCCCCGCCTTCCGCAGCCGTGTAGCTGCGCATGTAGGGCTTCAGCGGCAGCGGGCCGCCGGGGTCGGGGTCGACGAGGTAGACGACCGTCTTGTCGTCCGGCGACACCGCTTGGATGTAGCACGCCTGCGGTTCGATCCGCTTCAGCGCCTCCATCAGCAGCTCGCGCAGTTCGGTGTCGGTGACACCCTGCGCCACTGCCAGCATCGCTTCCTCGCCGCCGAAGAACTTAAGCAGCTTAGCCTGCACGTCCACAGCGTCCTCGCTTGCCGCCGGTGCTGCGGGAGCGTCAGGCTGCGCGGCGGCACGCTGCGAGGCGCGAAGCATCGGCGGGGTATACCAGTGGTAGACCTCGCCGGGCTTGCTGTCGAACTCGACGCCGACTCCGGCCGCGCCAGCTTCAAGCTCGCGCACCGTGCCGACCGTGTGGCCTTCAACCTGCGGCGCGCCGACCACCTCAACGCGGTCTCCGATGCTGGGAGCAGCATGCGTGCTGAGGCTGGTGACTTCTGCGGCCGTCATCACGCGCAGGCCAGCGGCCTCGACTACGTGGTGCGCCAAGGCGCGCGGCGTGCCGCATCCCATCTCGAGGCTGCATGCGCCGATGAGGCCCTCGCGCAGCAGCGCGATGTGGTCCGGCACGATCTCGCGCCAGATGCTGCCGTAGGACTGGCCGTCGTGCTCGCCTGCGGTGCGCTCAACCACCACGAACGCGCCCACGCTGATTTCAACGGGGTCGCCGTCCTTGATGCGCTGCAGGATCTCGAGGCCGTCTTCAACCTGCGCGGCGCGCGCGGGATCAATCCACACCTCGCCCTGCAGGCGGTTGTTCTTGAACGTGGCGTTGAACAGCGTGCCGGTGAGGTGGCGCTCCAGCACCTGCGGCGTGTTGGCCGAGAGCATCACGCCGTCTTCGCTGGGGTGGTCGCCGCTCATCAGCGGCCTGCCGTTCCAGCCAGCCGGTGCCACGCTCAGCACGTCGGCAGGCACGAACTCGGGGTGCTCGGCGTTGATAGGGAAGATGATGCTGTTGCCTACCAGCAGGACGATAGGCGCGATCACGTGCTCCACGCCGAGCAGCGTGCCGAACCGAACCTCGGTGGTGCTCACCGCGCCGGTCAGGCGCAGGCCGCGGAGCTGTCTTGTGGTGTCTGCCATCGGACGCCACAAGATAACCTCGAACTCCTGCGTTGAATGCAAGAGCTACTACCTGTAGGATATCTGCGCGCTAGGGCTTGGTGATGACCTGACGTCCATGCGTGTTGATGGTGGCGGTGCGGCGGCAGCTGGTGTCGGCCATCTCGATCGCCTGCTCTATCAGGCTTATGTCCACCGCGACCTCGTAGGTGTTCCATTCGTGCCCGCACTTGCAGACGTGGTGCCTGCGTTGCGCGCCGAGCCGCAGCACTGGCCTGCTGTCGTTCACCTTGCCGCGCCTGCCGCACCTCACGCACCGCTTGGCGCTGGTTGGCCGCGTCACCGGCGGCCGCCTATCGAGACGTCCAGCACCACGGCGCACCGGCAGTTAGGGTGCGCAGGCGGCCCAACCACCGGGCCCAGCAGCGAATTGAACGGCTGGCCCAGCGGCACGGACTGGCCATGCAGCGCGCGGCAGACGTTGCACAGGCGCTCGTCGAACGCCACCACCCACCGCTGCCGCTCGGTGCCGCGCAGCAGGCCGTCCTTCACCGCCTGCTGCCACTGCAGGCGCTGGCCTGCGTTGCTGGCGGCGATGGTCTCAGTGCGTGCGATCAGCAGCGCGCGCTCACGCAGCTTGCGCTTCGCATACTTCTCGAGCACCGCGCTCATGCGCTCTGGCGTCAGGCCGCCGGGCGGCACCTTCACGCCGCGCGGCACGCCGGGCACCTTGACGACACCGCCCTTGCCGCGTGCCGCTGCGTCCAGCAGCTTCTGCCGCACGTTCAGCACGGCGTCCACTTGGTCAGGCCGCAGGCCGACGATGTCCTTGACGAGCTTGGCGGCCTCGCGCGGCGCTATGCCGTCGGCGAAGGCGCGGCTCACCGCCTGCCGCAACCCCTCGCGCGTCTCCGCTGTGATGCTGGTGACCAGTTCGGCCGCGTGCTTCTCCGCCCACGCCACGGCCTCGGCGCTGACGCGGTCGAAGACCATGAGGCACGGCTGGCCTGCCGCTGTGCGCAGCCTGCTCATGGTCCCACCCACCCGGACGACATCCACGTGACGACGCCGCGCAGCGCCAGCGCCGCAGCGCGCAGCGGGTCGGTCATGTCCTGCGCGAACGCGCGCTCGACGCCATCCTCCAGCACGTAGCCGGGAGTGACCGTGCTTGTGGCGAACAGGTCCGTGGCTGGCACGCGGTCGCCGACGTTGAGCGTGGTGCGGCAGAACAGCACGCACCTGTCATCTAAGAATGGCCAGTGGCCGCCGGGCTCGGGGCCTGCGAAGTCGCCACGGTGCACCAGCTTGAACGGCACGCTCTCGAGGCGCAGCCGCACCATGGCTACCTGCAGCGCGTCGTGCGGTTCGTTGATCACCATGTGGCCGGTCGCATTCTACCGCTATTCGTCAGCGCCGTCTGTGATGCGCAGCTCTGCGGACGCGCGCCGGGCGACGGCCTGCAGCCGTTGCGCGTGCCTGTCTGTCGCGCCGTCGAGTTCGCGGTCGAGCGCGTGCGGGTTGCCGGTCGCGCCGGTGGCGGCGAGCAGGCTGCCGGACTCGCCGGTGAGCTGGCGGCGCAGGCGCTGCCACTGCTTGTAGCTGGGGGCGCGCGACAGGAACTTCTTGCCGTCGTAGTAGGCGAGGCTCATCGCGCCTCCGTGCGCATGCGAGCAAGCTCCTGCGCGGTGGCCTGCACGAGCAGCAGCAGCTGCGCGCGGTCGCGCACCGGCACCATGGCCGCGATGTCGAGGCGTGCGGGCACGCCGCGCACGTAGTAGAACGGGATGCCGCCATACGCCACCAGCTGCCGCTCGTCGGCCACCACCGTGTGCAGCACCGCCCGGTGGCGCGCCGCCCACCGCTTGGCCTCGGCGACCACACGCTGCGGCACCGTGAACGTGCCGGGCTGCCTGCCGGTGAGCACGCGCACCTCGACGCCGTGCAGCCTGCGGTCGCCCGGTATGCGCAGCAGCAGATCCACCGGCGCATCCTCTGCGTGCACCGCGCCTCCCAGCTGCGGCGGCATTGTCTGTTCGGCTTCAGGCCGCAGCTGCTGCGCCTGCCAGATGAATCGCTCTACGCTCATGGCTTCACCACCGTCAGGATCTTCTGGCCTGCCTCTTCGGAGATCTCAAACTTCGTGCCGGGGGCGAGAATGATTTCCTGCTGCCGCGCAAACATGTGGCGCGGTCCCAGTATCTGGTTCACGTCGAGGCCGCCGGTGCCGCGCTGGGTGCGGATTATAACCGTTGTGAAGTCGGCGGCGGTGCCGCCGAAGTCCTCGAGCTCGCTGGCCATCTCGCGCAAGAAGTTGCTCGACTTGGTGGTGGACACGAACGCAGGGTCGAGCATTGTGGTGCCTGCCTTCCATTCGTCGGCCACCTCGTTCGGCACAATGCGATACAGCGTGCGTGCCTCTGCCATCGGCGAGTTCGCGATCGCGGCCGCGAGGTTGTCCGCGGCCTCGCGGTAGCCTGCAGGGATCTGGTTGCCGTAGCGCAGCGCGTCGTTAATTGGCGCGCTGCCGCCGACATAGTCCGTGGTCGAGTCCAGCAGTTCCTGTCGTGGCGGCATCGGCCGGGGCGCAGGCAGCGCACGCGCAAGGTCGTCAACGGCACGCACCTGCTCTGTCACCACGTCAGGCCGTGTCGGCACCACCGGCGGCGCGGCGCGCGGTGGCAGCGCAGGCGATGACGGCGCTGGCGGCACGCTCGTCGGCGGCCTGCCGGTGCCGGTCGGCCGCACCGCGCAGCGCGTGGCGTCGGCGCTGGCCTGTGCCACGTCCAGCAGGTGGTCCTCCAGCGGCTGCCGCTTGGCCAGCACGCGCAGGTCGTCCACGTCCAGCGCCCTGAGTGCTTGGTTGGTGGCGGCCGTGCGGCTGCCGCCTGCCAGCGCCGCCTCCAGCTGGTTCAGGTTGATGCGCACCGCGCCGCGCGACAGCGCCACCTCAAAGGCGTTTGTTAATTGCTTAACAAAACGGTCGGCCACGCGCTCTACGGTCTTGGCGGTGTCAGCCATCGTCGTCCTCGTCTTCCAGCAGCACCTGCATGGCGGCCAGCAGCAGCCGCTCGTCCGTCCAGCCGTCGTCCTGCGCGTCTAGGTCGATGGCCGTGATCGGCGTCGGCGGCAGCGCCTGCGCCGTGGCCGCTGCGGCCACCACCGGCTGCGCCGCCTCAAGGTGCACCGCGCCGGTCAATCTCGCGCCAGCGGCCGCCGTAGCGGCCATGGCGTGCATGGTGGCCTGCACCGCACCACAGGCTCTCAGGTGCGCTTCTCCGGCGGCGGTGGCTGCAGGCAGCCGCGCGCTGGCCGCGCCTGCCACGGCCACGCCTGCGGCCGCTGTGGCGGCTACCAGTGGCGCGGCCGTGCTGACGGTGCCTGCCACGTGGACGCCTGCCGCCGCCGCCTGCTGCAGCGCCAGCAGCGTGAGGCTGACCCGGCCCCGCACCTGCGGCACAGGCGTGACGTGCGCCTCTGCCTCCTGCCGCAGGTGCGGGAGCAGGATCTCGACCGTGCCGCGCACCACCTCGCGCGGCTTCTTCTTGTCAGGCTTCTTGAACCACTCTTCAGGGAACCACGTGCCGCCGCCCGGTGTGGGCGGGACCGGCGTGAGGTCGCCGTAGAACGAGTGGTAGTCGAGAAGCATGCACCTGCCGTTAGCTGATGCCGATCACGTCAACGGCCACCGGGGCGAGCGACTTCAGAAACGGAATGCCAGCCCCGTATGGGCCGACCTCCATCGGGTTCTCGGCGCGGACGTAGATGGTGCCTGCCGCCTCGGCGGGCAGCTGCGCCATGAGCGCAGTGATCCACAGCGAATACTGGTCGCCGGTGATCGGCGTGGCGTTCGCCTTGAGCACTTCGATTTCGTGCGTCGGCGCGGAGACGGGGCCGACGATCACGCGATACTTGGTGACCATGGGCTCGTTGTTCGGATACGTGGCGTTGTGCTGCGGCGAGACGATTACGATCTGTGACGGTGTCATGCTCTCCTCCAGGGTTGGTGTCTACGACTTGCAAGCTACGGCGCGATGAAGCCTTGGATGTTCACGGTGCGCTGGCCAGCACCAGCATGCACGAAGCAGACCTCGCTGTTCGCGTCCACCTTGAGCGGCTGCTGGAACACCACCGGCACGGTGGTGAACGCCTGCGCGTAGCCTTCCCACCGCACGGTGGTGGCCGCTGCGCAGTTGCCGCCGGTGCCGTCCTGGATGGTCATGTAGTCGGTGACCGTGCTGGTGACGGACGACGACCACTGCAGGCCGGTGATGTAGATGCTGAGGCCAGCGCCGGGCGCGGTGCAGCCGGTCACCGTGGTGCTGGTGGTGGCCGTGCTGTTGATGGCACAGGCGATGCGGTTGGCGTGGTCATGCGTGGTGCGCAGCGCGCCGTAGGCGTCCACAGTGGTGGTGGCGTAGTCGCCGTCTGCGCCGGTGGTCTGCGCGGTGCCGTCCTTGCGCACGGCCAGCGCGGACACGCCGGTGTCGCCGCTCGTGTGCGCGGCGTCTTCGGCCTTGCCGAGATTGGTCGCGCCGGTGCCGGGCACAACCGACGTGCTGAACGAAGAGATGGTTCCGTTCGTTGTGGCAGACGCACGGTAGGCGAGCGTGCCGGTAGTCCACGCCGTCATCTCCCAACCGCACTCTGTTGCGCCACCGCACGCAGGGATGACGTAGACGGCGTCGGCAGTCGGGCTTACGAGAGACGTCACCGTCTCTCCGGTCAGCACGTTGACAGCCAATGTCGGCGAGTAGTTTGTTGCGCCGTTGAGGCTGATAACCGGCCGCACCGTGCCGGTGAAGCCGACGGATGGGCTCAGGAACCACAGGTTGCCGCTGTAGTTGACCACACGATTCGTATACGTGCCGCCGACGCCCGTGCCGCCGGTCATCGACCCGCTCTTGGCCAGCGTCTGGCCGAAGTCTCGCACCTGCGCGCTCATGGTGTTCGTTGGCACGCCGGTGTAGTGGTTGCCGCCGCTGAAGTTGAACCTGACCGCAGAGCCTACGTCCGACACGCCGCCAACAGGCGTGAACGTCAACCGGCGCAGTGCGGAACCTTCCGTCTCAGTGGAGTCGCGCAGGCTCACGGATACGGCGTAGCTGTTGCCGTCCGGCAGCGACCAGCCGCCGGGAGAAATCGGCAGCGCCAGCTGGATGCCGCTGTTGTGGTAGCCGCCAACCATGAGCGACGTGGCCGACGAGCCCCAGCCGCTGGCCGTGTCGTTCACGTCTGCCGTGAGTGTGCCTGCGTCGTTGCGCAGGTTGCTGTAGAGCACGCGGTTCACGGACATGCGCGGCACGCCTGCGGTGTTCTCGGTCATGGTGTTCGTCGACACGTCGTCCAGCACCGCGCCCATCGGCACCACCGGCGTGGTGCCGAATGTGAACGTGGCCTTGTCGAGGAAGCTGGTGGCACTGCAGCCGCTGGTGCAGGTCACGTCCAGCGACGTGCCGGTGACGTTGGCCACGTCGGTGCCGTCCGTGATCTTGGTCTGCTGCGTGCCGTTGGTCTGGTTGGCCAGCACAGTGGCCTGCGTGGCTTCGGTGGCGACACCTGCAAGCGTGGTCTCTGTGGCCGCGTCCGTCGGCAGCGGCAGCGACGTGGCGTCAACGGTGATGCTGTTGCCGCCGTCCTGTATGTTGACGGCAGCCGCGCCTGCGCCGTTGGTGACGGTGACGCTGCTGCTGGCACCGCCTGCCACCGGCAACGTGGTGGCGGTGGCGTTGGCCACCACGGTGACGGCGGCGCTGCCGCTGCCGAGCGCCGACGCCCTCGCGCGCACGCGCTGGAAGCCGGAGATGGCCACCACGAACGTGCCGTTGGCGGTGGTGTTCGATACGACCGTCTGGTCGCTCACGCGGATGGCAGGCATGGCCACGTAGGTGGTCCCGTTCGCCGTCGCCTCGAACTCGATGGTGCCGGTCCACGTGCCGGTCACCTGCACCGTGGCCGTGCCGTAGCGGTTGAGGTTCAGCGTGACGGCCTGCGCAGGCGCGGTGAGATTGCCGCTGGTGATGGCGTCGTTCGGCTGCGCGTATGACGGCGCGGCGAGCGCCAGCACCAGCGCGAGGACTGCGAGCGTGCGGATGTTCATGTGGTCTCCTACTGGTTCCCGACGATTTGACCGTTGACGGCACTGGCCAGCGAGGCCTGCCATGTCACGCCGCCTGCCAGCGTGGCACCGCCGAAGTCCAGCACGACGAGCTGCTTCGGATCCAGCGGGTATTCGTTGAGGTATGCGCCGCCACCGCCGTCGGTGAGCGTCACCCACTGCTGCTGAGTGGTCTGGTTGCTGAGCAGCACCTTGCCGACCTGCGTGTCCACGGCGGTGACGGCCGTGGCGCTGTCGGGGATGGCCTGTAGCGTGCTGTCGTAGCTCGGCGCGGCTGGCACTGGCCGCACCACCAGTCCCGCCGCACCGGCCGCAGGCGTGGACGTGGCGACCGGCGCGATGTTGCCCCATGCCTCGGGGTCGCCGAGCGCCACCACCTGCCGCCGCACTGCCGTGGTGTCCGGCTGGGCCAGCGCCACGTTGTCGATCTGCTTGGTCTGCTGCGGTGCAGGTGGCTCGCCGACGCCGACGGTGCCCGGCGTTATCACGGACGCGCCTCGCTCTGCGGCATGCGGATCACCACGCTGTCAATGCCGACCTCGGCGTGCTTGCCGATGACCAGCGCGCGCATGTGCATGGCGGCCTGCCGCTGCTGCGCCGCAGGGCCGGTGGCGATGTCGCCATCGTAGACGGCCGTCTTCTTGTCGGCGCGGAACAGGCGGAACCACTGCGGCCTGCCGGTGTCGCTGGCGTCCGTGTCCGGCTGCATGGCGTTGGCCGTGGCCGCGCCGCCGGTGGCTGGCTGGAACGCCGGTGCGCCGAACTGCAGCGTGGCCAGCAGCTTGGTCCCGGCTGGCAGCGGCTTGTCGTGGCTGCTGGGCTGCGCGCCTTCGTAGATGGCCATGTAGCCGCCGTTCAGCAGCGCGGCCACGGCGTCGGCCGCTGCGTTGGCGGCCACGGTGGAGAGGAACACCTTGCTCATTCTGCCTCCTCGGCGTTGACTTCAAGCCGGTCGGCGCGGCCGCGCTCGTCCCGGCGCAGGGTGAGGCCGGTGACGCGCCGCTTCTTCTTGCTCTGCGCCACCTGCAGCTGCAGCTTGGCGTGGCGCAGGCGCGCCAGCAGCTGCTTCGCGTCGGCGGTGTCCGGCATGGCCGCCATCTCGTCTTCTTCCAGCGGGTCGTAGCCGAGGATGTTGTCGCGGATCTCGTTGGTGAGCACCACCTGCTCGCCTTGGTTCTTGTTCACCTCGCTGGCCTTCTTGGCCATGTCGAGGCGCTCGCTGAGGTCCATGTCCTGCACGTCAGGCCAGCGCGCCTCGTAGCTCTCAGGCGTCTCCGGCAGCTGGCGCAGCAGCTGCAGCCGCGACACCAGCGGCCGCAGCACCACCGACTCGCCGAACTGCCTGCGCCGGTCGCGCACGTTCTGCCCCCAGTTGCCACGGTCCTGCGAGCTGGCGAGGTCGCCTTGCTCGCTGCCCTGAAAGATGCGCTTAGGGATGCCGTATGGCGTGACGATAAGCGAGATCAGCGCGTCCACCTGCTTGTCGAAGTTCGCCACGTCGTGGCTGCCGACCTCGTCAAGCTCCACGCCGGAGAGCCGCACCCACCGGCGCAGGCCGTGCACCAGCTTGTCGATCTCCTGCTCCACGGCCTCCTCGCCGCCGCTGGGCATGGTGGCACCGGGCGCGA